CGAGGAGTGGCTGACCGCCAAAATCTATCTGCAGATGACCCAGTAAACCGACGTAACCCCGCAACATCCACGAAATCAAAATCGAAATTTACAGAACAACGGTTGCTTTATCACGGCGCCAGCGCACGTACCGGCAGTGCATGGGGGCCGAGACATGACGACGTGGCTGCGTGGCTGGATTTTTGTGGCCATGCTGGCGTTGGCCTGGGGCGCAGGCGGTGTGTTTCTGGGCTACCAGTGGGCACAGGCGCAGCACCTGCAAGAGCAGGCCCGTGTGGAGCGTGCTGCGCGCGAGCAGTTGCAGGCGGCCAATGCGCGGGGCGATGCGCTCACGCGCGGGCTGGTGGCGCAGTTGGCGCAGGTTGATTTTTTAAAGCAGGAGACCCACCGTGCACTTTCCCAAGCCACATCTGGCCGCGCTTGTTTTGACAGCGGGGCTTTGCGCGTGCTCGACGCCGCCCCCGGCATCGACTTTGTGCCCGCGCCCGCCAGCGGCGCTGTTGCAGCCGATGCCGCCGTTGCCACCGATACGGATATCGCAAGCTGGGTTGTTGACGCCGCCGCCCAGTACGAGACCTGCCGCGCCAGGCTTGACGCCTTGATTGGCTGGCACATGCAGGGAGCGCAGTGATGGTGATTGAGTTCAATTTAACGAATCTGATTTTTGTAGTGATTGCGCTGGCCAGTGGGGCCTGGGCGCTGGTCAAGGTGATTGCTGTGCTGTTTGAGCGCTCGCTCAAGCGCGATCTGACCGAGCAGTTCAACCTGCACGAGGCGCAGGAGCGCACGCATTACGACTACATCAAAACCCGGCTGGACGTGCTGGAGGCCGCCGCCCGTGCCGAGGCAGGCCAGTGGCAGCGGGTGGAGCGTGAGTTGTTGATGCTCAAGGCAGATTTGCCGGTGCACTACGTGCGCCGCGAAGACTATGTGCAGGCGGTGGCCACCATCATGGCCAAGCTGGACGCGATGAGCATGCGGTTTGAAAACATCCTGTTGAAAGGCAATGCCAATGGCCCCCATGACTGAAGAAACCGTGCGTCTGCAAGCGGCGCGCGCCCGGCGCGAGTTCATGCGCTGGATTGTGCTGATGACGGCTGACCTGTGGCGCCCCAGCCCGGCCACGCTGCGCAGCTTGTTGGGTGTGGTGCAGGGCGAGTACCCTGATGTCACCGAGCTTGAATTGCGCCGCGAGCTGGACTACCTTGAAAGCCGCGAGCTGCTCAAGGTGTTTGAGGACCCGCTGGGGCAGCTCCGGGTGGATTTGACGCGCTATGGCATTGATATTGCCCAGTACACGGTGGCGGTGGAGCCGGGCATTGCACGCCCGCCAAAAGTTTGATGCGGGTGCTGTGAAATGGGCCGCAAATCTTCCATCAGCCGCTTGCCTGCCGATATCAAGGCGTATATCGAGGCCATGCTGGCCACGGGCAGCCAGACGCTGGATGAACTCATTGCCGATTTGCAGGCGCGCTTTCCCGCAGAGTCAAATGCCGGAAATTTGCCCAGCCGCAGTGCGCTGCACCGCTATGGCAGCAAGCTGGACCGCCGCCTGGCTGCCATCAGGGCCAGCACCGAGGCAGCCAAACTGATTCAGGCTCAGGCCGGCGACGACCAGGACGCCCGCAGCGAGGCCCTGACGGCGCTGGTGCAGACCGAGTTGTTTGAAGCCATTTTGGGCCTGCAAGAGGCTGATGACCCCGATATGGACCCGGCTGAGCGGGTGTCCATGCTCAGCAGCGCGGCCAAGAACATTGCCACGCTCACGCGCAGCAGCGTGGCGCTGAAGCAGTACCAGGCGCAGGCCCGCGACCGCGCCCGCGAGGCTGCCGCCAGTGTGGACAAGCTGGCCAAGACGGGAGGCCTGTCGGCCGACGCGGCAGCCGAGTTGCGCCGGCAGATTCTGGGCATTGCGGCCTGATGACGGCGTGAGTGACCATGGCCAAGCGCGCTGCCGTTCCCACTGTTTTACCCAACACCGCGCAGGCCGTTGCCCCTGCGGCGCTGATGGCGTATCAGCAGCGTTGGGTGGAGGATGCATCGCCGCTGAAGGTCATTGAAAAATCCCGCCGCACGGGCCTGACCTGGGGCGAGGCTTGCGACAACGTGCTGACCGCTGCCAGTGACCGCAGCGCCGGTGGGCAAAACGTGTACTACATCGCCTACAACCAGGACATGACCATTGAGTACATCCAGGCGTGTGCGATGTGGGCGCGGGCGTTCAACCATGCGGCTGACCAGGTGCAGACAGGGTTTTGGGATGGCGAGAGCGAGGCAGACAAAGCCATCAAAACCTACACCATCCGCTTTGCGCGCAGTGGCTTTCGCATCGTGGCCTTGTCCAGCAGGCCGAGCAATTTGCGCGGGCGCCAGGGTGTGATCGTGATTGATGAGGCTGCGTTTCATGAAAAGCTCTCGGAGTTGCTCAAGGCGGCGCTGGCCATGCTGATCTGGGGCGGACGGGTGCGGGTGATCAGCACCCACAACGGAGCCGACAACCCGTTTAACGAGCTGGTGACGGACATTCGCGCCGGGCGGCGCAAGGGCACGGTGCACCGCGTGACGTTTCAGGAAGCGGTGGCCGATGGGCTTTACAAGCGGGTGTGTCTGCGGCTGGGTAAAACTTGGCTGGCAGAGGATCAAGCCGCGTGGATGGCCGATGTGTACGCGTTTTATGGCGATGGCGCCGCCGAAGAGCTGGACTGTGTGCCCGCCAACAGCAGTGGCGCCTGGCTGAGCCGGGCGTTGATTGAAAGCCGCATGTCAGCCCACACGCCGGTGCTGCGCTGGGCTTGCAAAAGTGGCTTTGAGGTGTTGCCCGAGCACATTCGCACCGCCGAATGCCGCGACTGGCTGGAGGGCCAGATGCAGCCGCTGCTGCAGGTGCTGCCTACCGATGTGCTGAGTTTTGATGGGGAAGACTTTGGCCGCAGTGGCGACCTGAGCGTGCATGTGCCACTGTTGCAGCACCAAAACCTGGTGCGCCGGGTGCCGTTTGTGGTGGAGCTGCGCAATGTGCCGTTCAGGCAGCAGGAGCAGGTGGCGTTTTATCTGCTGGACCGGCTGCCGCGCTTGATGGGCGGCGCGTTCGATGCACGCGGCAATGGCCAGTACCTGGCCGAGGTGGCCATGCAGCGCTACGGGGCCAGCCGCATCCAGCAGGTGATGCTGTCTGAGAGCTGGTACCGCGAGCACATGCCCCCTGTGAAAGCTGCACTGGAAGACGGCACGCTGACCGATCTGCCCAAGGATGCCGATGTGCTGGCCGACCTGCGGGCGGTGCAGGTTATTAAGGGGGTGCCGCGCATACCGGATACCCGATCAACAGGCGATGACCAGGGGAAACGCCATGGCGATGCGGCTGTGGCCGTGGCCCTGGCCTACTTTGCCAGCCGTGAGCTGAATAAGGGCCCGGTGACGGTACGCAGCCGCCCGCGGCGCCACGCCATGGCCACCCTGCTTGCCGGCTATGACTAAAACCCCATGAAAGCCCCCCACCCATGAAAGCCAACGGCCTGTACGTGAGCCCCACCGAGTTTGTGCGCTTTGCCCAGGGCGGCTCGCCCCTGGCGGGCGAAATTGCCACGCGCAGCCGCAGCCTGGAGGGGTTTGCGCTGGGCCTGGGCCTGGTGCTGCCCAACCCCGACCCCATCCTTAAAAAGCAGGGCCGCGACATCAGCGCCTATACCGACCTGCGCAGCGACGCCCATGTGGGCGGCTGCATACGCCGGCGCAAGTCTGCGGTGCAGGCGCTGGAGTGGCGCGTGGAGCCGGGCCGCGCCAGTGCGCGCAGCACCAAGCTGGCCCGCGCGGTGCTGGAGGGGCTGGATATGCGCGCGCTGCTGCACGACGCCATGGAGGCCGTGCTGTACGGCTGGCAGCCGCTGGAGGTGCTGTGGAGCGCACCGGGCGCGGGCCCCGTGGTGCCGCTGGCGGTGCAGGCCAAGCCGCTGCGCTGGTTTACCTTTGACGCCTTGGGCCAGCTGCGCTTTAAGAGCCGCGAGCAGCCGCTGTGGGGCGAGGTGCTGCCCCCACGCAAGTTTTTGCTGGCTGTGCAAGACGCCAGCTACGACAACCCCTATGGCTTTGCCGACCTGAGCATGTGCTTTTGGCCGGTGGTGTTCAAGCGCCGGGGCCTGCGCTTTTGGGTGACCTTTGCCGAAAAGTTTGGCACCCCCTGGGTGGTGGGAAAAACCCCCCGGGGCACGCCCGCGCCCGAGCAAGACCTGCTGCTGGACCAACTGGAGGCCATGGTGCAAGATGCCGTGGCCGTGGTGCCCGATGACGCCAGCGTGGAGGTGGTGGAGGCCGCTGGCAAAAGCGCCAGCGCTGACCTGTACGAGCGCCTGCTGATGTTTTGCCGCAGCGAGGTGGCCATTGCCCTGCTGGGGCAAAACCAGACCACCGAAGCCAGTGTGAACAAGGCCAGCGCCACCGCCGGCCTGAAAGTGACCGATGATTTGCGCGATGGCGACGCCCGCCTGGTGGAGGCGGTGGTCAACCAGTTGCTGCGCTGGGTGGTGGACGCCAACGAGGGCGAGGCCGCCCCCGCCCCCACCTTTGAGCTGTTTGAGCAGGCCGAGATCAATGACCTGCAAGCCAGCCGCGACAAGCTGCTGTTT